AGGGTGATGGACTGTGCCGTGTTGGCGGTGGCCTCCGTCAAATCGGTGTGATCGACTATGGCCTTATGGGTGTAGCCGGTTGCGGCTTTGGTTTCAGCGGGCAGTTCGTAGACTTGCATATTCGTTATATTCCTTGGTTAATTGTTTGACTAGGAAGTCGCGGCGAACTTGCCGAGGCCCTTGGGCGTGCCAACGCTCAACGCCACGATGGCGTCAACGAGGCCACGAGGACCGCCGCCCATGTCTTCCAGCTCCTGATAGCGGGGCCGGCGACCGTAGCGCAGTTCGATCATGCTCATGTCGAGGACGTAGCCACGCGCGTTCTGCACATCGGCGCTCGCGTTGTCCTTCGCAAGAAACAGCGAGGGCAACAGGCTCAACGATCCGAAATCACCTTCAAAGAAGTTGACAACGGAGATGATGGATTTGCTGTCGGAGCTGTTGGTGAACGTGCGAACGCTCAGTCCGGCACCGGCGGCGCCAGTGGTGAAGCGAGTGAACTCAGTGAACTTGCGCTTGAGGGCAGGGCCGCAAACGAGGGTCAGTTCGGCGACATTGCCGGTCTGGGTGTAGATGCTCTGCAAGAGCGTCTGAACTTCGGACTCGGTGAGCGAAGCGGTCGCGGTCGTGTTGATCGACGCGGCCGGGGTGCGCTGAGACACAGGGACGGGCAAATCACTAGCCGCCGTGGACAAAATCCACTTACCCAAGCCACGGGTCTTATACGGCGAGGCGCCGCTCTGCTCCTGAGACTCGGCATCGGACGAGATGACCGACTCGATGTCCCTTTTAATTTCGACCAACGAGCGCGAAATCGCGCGGGCCATTTCCTTGCGTTTTCCAACGCCGGCCGTGTCGTTGACGTTCTGAACGAAGTCATCGACCTTGATGCTGCGGCGAAGTTTCTGCCCGCGAGCCGAGAGAAGAACGCGGTTCTTCGTCGGGTCATCGAAGCTGGTGACATCGGCGTTACTGAGAACACCGTCGAGGACGGGCTCGTTATACGAATCAGCTTGGTAGCTGAAAACGCCGGCATTGGTGAGGTCAGCGCCTTTCTTGGCGGCAGACGAGATGGGGGTGTTTTTGGCGTCGATGACGTGAATGACATCGGCGAGGTCTTCCCTAAGACCCGTGACTGGAGTGATAGCTCCGATTGTAGAAGGCATGTTAGTTAGTTTTTCTAATTAAGGGTTATCCAAGTAGGCTGTCGGCCACCCAGCTCTGGAGATCGTCCAAGTTGGCGCCCGACAATGCGGCGGGTTTTCCGCCCCGGTATGATGACGATTTGGCATTGCTCATCGGCTTGGCAGGGGTTGGCGGTTTGGATTCTGACTTCTTAGACGAAACCTTTTTCTCGGCAGCGGTCTTGGCCTCCTTCGCTTTTTGCGAGGCCATGAGGGCTTGCTCTCCGTAGAGGGCGAGGCCGACCCAATATTCGTGCTGCGGGATGCGCAACAGCTCGGGCGCCTGCTTGATCGTGGCCTGATAGGCTTTGTTCATGTCGCTGCCGGCCTTGAAGATGTCGGGGAAGACGTTCTTCGCCGCTTCAACTGCTGGCTGCCTTTGCGAGATCCACTGCCTGCGCGCGGGCGCATGCACCGTGAGGATGTCATCGGCTTTGATGAGGTAGTCTTTAACTTCCTCGCCGCTGACGAATTGCTCCGATCCGTCCGGTTTCTTTATGGTCGTTCCATCGCTATTCTGTAGCGCCCAACGCCTTACGGCTTGTGCGTTCTGAATGCGCTGCTCTAGGGTGTCCTCGCTATCGACATCGGCCAACGGGCTGTCGGCGGTCGGCGAGAGGACTGGGCGGGTTGTCTGGTTGAGCTGGGCTTCTAGGTCGGCCTTTGCCGCCTTTAGTTGCTCTAGCTCTGCCGTGGCGGCTGTTGCCCGTTCTTCGGACTCGCGCTGTTTGGCGACCAACTTGTCGATGCGCTTCTGAACCTTGTCCTTGTTCGGGGCCTCCTCGTCGCTGGGATCTTTGTCCTCAGTTTCGGGCTCCTCGTCCTCCTCCTCTGGTTCGTCGGCTACATCGTCACCGGGGTCTTCGGATTTCTCCTCGTCCTTGGTTTCGTCAGAATTGTCAGAGATCGTCTCCTCAGACTTCGGCTCGTCTTTGACTTCTTCTTCCGGCTTGGGAACACCCAAGTCGGCTAAAGCCATAGAAACTACATCGCCGTCATCCGTTCCTGCGGCCTGATTGACCGCCTCTTCTGTCGCCATAAGGAAAACCCCCTAAGTGGTGCGCCAACGCTGTTTTGGGGAGCGGCGCGTAGGACCGCTGAATTTGGGCATGAAGCCCTACTTCCGCTTACAAATAGCACACAACAGCACACACAGCAAGCAAAATGTTTTACAATGTAAATACATTCGCTATTCGGGAATGGCGTAATACGCTGCTTGTGTCACAAAAACGCGCCAGTTTTTGTGACAGCACCTAGTTCGCGCCGGCGTGAAGTCCTAGTGATAGTATCGTTTAACAGGACATGAACTGTCGAAAGGTGACGGTTCGTGTGCAGTTCGTGTGACGCAATGCAACATAGCGACCAGCCAAGCTGGCATTACGACAGCTTGCTTGCTTCGGCGCGCTTTTGCTCCAAGTCATTCCACAGCTCTTGCAGTGCATTGAGCTGGCCGGCGGCATGAGCGATGAACCCGTGATCTTTGGCCGTAGCCATGTTTGTCGCCAAGTCGGAGGCATCGGCAATGCGGTCCTGCAAGTTGAGCATGACGGCGAGGTAGGCCGGCGGCGCCTGCTCGCGGGTGAAAGAGAGGGCGGCCTTCTTGTCGAAGTCTTCGCTGGCAGTGTAGATGTCAATCGGGATAGTTTTGGTTATAGTTTTGAACATGTGTGTGTTTATTTATCTGGTTGTTTTGAAAGGAATCGGCATAGTTTTTTCTTTGTAGTTCAAGTGTGGCTTGAACTATTGCGTAATCCGTAGCCAGTAGAGCAGCTTGTCGGCGCCGATGACGTGAGGGGCGCACTCCACGCAGCAGGGGCCAAGCTGGGGATCTTTGAGCCATTTGATTGTCAGGGGCATTCCGCACACTTGGCATAGGGGTGCGCCCCGAGCAGTTACCTTCCAATCGTCCGGTGGAGGAGGTTGTCGGCGGTCGAGGGTTGTCATGGCTTGGCCCCGAAGAATGTGGTGAACAAGTCGGCGCCCTTGGATGTGGGCATTGATCTCGCCAATGAATAGCCATGGTTCCATGCCTTGTCGTAGATCACGTCAAAGAACTTGCGCATGCTGGCCGGCGTAAAGTGCGGGTCTTTCAGCAGGCGGGGGTTTTTGCGCGTCAGCTCGGACCAGAGATAATCCTTGTCGCTCACCACTTATGCTTATCCGCCCAATAACTGGCGCTGCTCTTACCCTTGGCGATATTCTTGGCGTGTCTCGACTTGAATGCCTTGTTTCGCGGGCTGCCGTCAGGAGAGCCCTTGACGCCTTGCTGTCCGAAGCGGATTAGCTTACCGCCGACCGGCAGGGCATCGCCGCAGGCTTTGACAACGTGGGACTTGGTTGGGTGGCTGGGTGTGCGCTTGGGCTTGTTGCATGCCATCTTGGCTTTGTCGGTTTTCATAAATCAGTAGCTCCCTCCACCACGGCACATAAGAATGTCGCCCTCCACGTTGTTGACGCCGGAAAGGCACAAATAGCGAACCAAGTCAGGAAAGTCCTTAGAGCTGCCCTTGGCCCCGTCACTGACCGTCCACTCCTTGAGGCAGTAGATTGTGTTCTTACACTTCTCCGAGATGTAGAGCTTCGGCTGGTTGAGGGCACTGAGCGGCTTGTCCCGGTCATAGTGCAGCCATGAGTTAATCATGCTGACCCCTTCATCAATCGTGTCGCCGGGGGTCGCTTGGAAATCCATGCCCAGCTCTGCCATCTCTTCGATGAGTGTTGTCGGCCGCTCCTTGGCCAAGGTCTGCGCGTTGCCGTATCTGCTGTCCATCCATCTCTCAAAGATGCGCTCGCCGTTCTCCACGTTGCGGATCTCTTCGACATAGCGCGACAACCCAAAGCCGAAGTCCTTCTGCGCGGGGCCTTGGCGGCCGTCTGCCTTCTTGCCGTCTGGCTCTGCCCACATGCCGGGGTAGCCGACACCTTCGACATACTCGTCAGGGCAGGGCCACTCGCGGTAGATGAAGCAGCGGTTGGCTGAATCAAACAGCGCCCAGATCATCGCCCAATTCCTGCCAGAGCAGGGATCGACAAAGTGGTAGCGGGTGCCAGTGGTCGGAATCCAATCGTGCTTGATGACGTGGATGCGGTCGTTGAAGAGGGGGAAGCGGTTGTTGATCGAACGTGTCGGGACGCCGTAGGCGCGGCACAGAATCTTCTCCTTCGTCTCGTTGCGCAGCTCCGTCTGCATACGCTCCCAGCCGGCCCATGGATTATCCTTGGTGTGGAAGTAAATGATCGGCCGATCCTTGCGTCCCATCTGGATTAGCGGCACCTGATCGTATCCGGTGGGGATTTTCTCTCCCTTGTCATCCTTAAACTTAGGCAGCAACTCGGCATCGACAGCCGTTACGGTCCTCGCCCCTGTAAGGTAATCTTTTACAACTGGACTGTAGCCTTCGATGGGTGTGAACGTGACGATGAGGACGCCATTGCGGTCGAGCAGACGAAAACGCAGCGTTTCAAGAAAGTCGATTGGGACCAATTCGTCGCACCATGCGATGTCGATTTCGCCACCTTCAATGGTGGAAATGTCCTGAGAGTAATTGCGAAAAACACACTGACTGCCATTGGG